TCTTGGAAAAATCAACACCTTACACTTATGCCTAGAATTAATGAACAAGCTAGAAACTTTGAAGGTATTGGTCAATCTCAATATATTAACTTTGGTATGAGAAACTATAGATATTAATACTAATGGCTGCAGAACAAGAACAACAAAATAGTCAAGGCAATGGTATTGCAATAAATACTTTTAATAGTGGTATTAATCAAGACTTAGCTAAAACTGTATATAAACAAGGTAATTATTTAGATGCTTTAAATATTACCTTACTTACTGATGGTGGATTAAGTACAGCTGTTGTACAAAATAAAAAAGGAACTAAACTACAAATTCAGTTTCCTACAACTATTCCAGCTGCTACTTATGAATTTAATAGAGAATATCCTCAAGTTGTACCTGCTCAAGAGAACCTAAAAGTTATTGAAGGTTTAGCAATAACTGATGGTAGTGGAGTACAAAACTTATTCTTTATTACAAAGAGTAATACTGTAGGTAATCCTAATGATGATGGTTATGGTCAAATATGGAGGTGTAATTTTTTAGGTACAACTGATAATATATCAGGTGCTATTAATGGTGTTGAATTAACTGTTAATAATCATATGATGTATAACAGATTTCTTAATTTTAAGTTTGTAGAAAGAATTAAGGCTATTGGTAAGTATGAAAATGAAAACTTTGCTAGAATATACTGGACTGATGGTATTAATCCTTTAAGAAGTATAAATACAATAGGTTCTTTACAGTCATTATTAAATATACCTGTAAGAACTTTAAATATAGTATCTGAATGTAATTTAGATACTCCTGTTATTAAAAGGTTAATTAAAGGTAGTTTACCTGAAGGTAAATACCAATTAGCTTATAGATTACTAAGTAAAAGTGGAGATTTAACTAACTTTAGTACTTGTAGTAATTTAATAGATGTTATTGAAGGTAATGAGTTTAATAGTGAACTTGGATATCCTTTAGCTGATACTATTGATATTACTACTGATGTTATGGCTGCTACAGATACTAAGGAAGTTATTGATTCTGATAAAGGTATTGAGTTTTATATACCTCGTATTGATAAAGATTATGAAATGATTCAATACGCTTTAGTACATTATAGTCAACCTAATTTACCTGAAATATTTGTTTACCCTTATAAAGAGATATCATTATATACTAATCAAAATGAAAGTTTTACTGATTTGTATAGTGATACTTTTATACTAACTGTAGAGGAGTTTAATATAATGTATGCTCCATTTGAAAAAGTAAGTACTATTGAAATTAAGGATAATATATTATATGCTGCTAATACTACTAATGAAATGTTTAGAGTTAATGTAGATTATAGAGCCTATAGATATAATAATGATGGTCAATGTACTACTTATGAATTAGATGGTACTACAAATACTTTTACTACTAACTATCCTAATAATGATTTACTAGATGTTATTAATCCTTATAATGATGAAAGTGGTAAGATATTTGGTTTAAATAATGTAGGTAATCCTACAACTTGGTATAATAATTATCAATATAAATTTCAACAAGATGGTGTTACTATAGGTGGTCAAGGTCCAAATATTAGTTATACATTTGGTACAACTAATATGATTGTTGATACTGGTCTTGGATTAAATATTAATAGAGCTCCTTTAATTAAAACTGATATTGATAATAATTCCACACTTATAAGCGTACCTAATCATGTTACTAATAACAATGGTAGCTTTAGTAGTATAAAATCTCCTTACAAAGCTAGTTGTCAAGTGTCTTGGCAACGTGGAGAAGTATATAGGTTTGGTATTACTTTCTATAATAAGAAAGGACAAGCTTCTTATGTTAATTGGGTAGGTGATATTAAGATGCCTGACTTTAATGAAACTAATAATCCTGCTTGTTTACTATCAAGTTATAATTCAGGTAAATTAACAATGTATTCTACTTATATAGATTTTAATGTTAATGTACCTCAAGAGTTATCTGAAGAAATTAGTGGGTTTAGAATAGTATATGTTGAAAGACAAAAGAATGATAAGACTAGGTTTGGTACTGCTATTACTGGTGGTATGCAAACTTTTGATAGATTAAATATAAATTATTATAATAGATATCTTATCATATCAGTTTTAACATCAGTTATTTGTTATAAAATAGGTAATTATATAGATGAAATAGGTGGTAGTGCTGATCCTTTTAATATTAAAGACAATATTAGAAGTAAAGTAGTACAAAGTACTGCTGCTTCTGTTTTTCTAAAACTAGATGGTTTACCTTCTGCTTCTTTTCAAAGAGTAACTAGTTCTGAAGATTTAGCTGATTTTTTAGATTCTGTATTAGATGGAACTACTAATACTAACAATGGATTTTTTAATTCCGTACTACCTAGTGCTGGAAATTTAATTAAATTAATTTTTCCTAAAACTTTTGAAAAAATTAAAGAGTCTATTAAAGAAGATTTAAGAAAAGTATTAGCTTATAAAGTAGCTGGATTGCATCCTAATGTATATTCCTTAGGGCAAATAGGATTAGCAGATTCTGTAGTAGCTAGTTCTTCTGGATTAGCTAATATAGGATATACAATATCTCCTAATGTTGATTTTAATAAATATGAATTTAAACAAGGAGATTATTTAAAACCTATTAATATATTTAAACAAAATGGTAAAATTCTAAATGAATTACATAGAGATTCTACTGTAGGATTATACAATATATTAGATAGTTCTGCTTACTTAAGAAAATGGTATAAAGGTTCTACTTTATCTTGGAATCAAGTAGCTGATAGTGATGCTAGAAGAATGTATATTAATAATCAAAAAGTACTTATTCCTGGTGAATTATTAGGTTCTGGATTTGATAATATACTTAATAGTCAAAATGCTGAAAGTGTAGATTTAGATTTTTTAATATCTAATAGTTATATATCTTCAATACCTCAAGCTAATAAAAGAGGAGAAATTCTTAGTATTTTTAAATACACATCAGATTTTCAAGACATATTAAAAGATATAAAAACAGGTATTGAATCTGTAAATGGAGTATTCAATTTTAATATTAGTAGTGATTTTTTAAAAAAATCATTAAGACCTCACACAGTATTAGGTATAGGAGATAAAAAGCATTTGATTATTACTAATGCTTTATTTGGTAATAATGGTATACCTACAGAAAACATTTGGGATGATAATTTTAATAATTTTGATAAAGAGTCTTATTTATTTGAATTATTAAGTCCTTTTAACGATACAAAACAAGCTGCTAGACTTATAGATTATAGTGGAGATTATACAGTAACTTATTGCAGACCTATAACCATTAATCAATATGGAGGAATTGGTTACAGCAGTAGAGCTAATAATGAATATATTCCTGCAAGTGAATACTATGCCTATACAACCAGATTAGGTAAAACTGTAAATATGAAAGCTAATTTAGGTGATACCTATATAGGTGTATATGATGCAGTTAGCTATTGCTACTACTATAATCAAGTAAGACCTGCTGGTTATCAAGATCCTATTAGAAGTAAGAAAGGAATGTATGAAATATTTCCTTGTGAAGCTAGTTTTAACTTTAGTTTAAGAGAAGGTAATCACCCAATTATTAGTTTATCTCCAGATGATTTAAAAGAGAATTCTGATTTTAAAACTGAAAGTATTAGTAATCCTGATCAAAGTAAGTTATTTAATTTTGTAACAAAAGCCATACCTAAAATTAAAAGAGTAGTTTTTGGAATTTTTACAGCTGGTGGTTCTGAATTTATGTATTATTTAAAAAAACGTATGATTAAAAATGGTCCTGATACTGCTAATTTAGTATTAAGAAATGAAAGATTCTTATTATCTGAGTTTAAGTATAATGATGTGTTTAATCAAAAATATAACATTCAAAAGTATTTTCCACCTAGTTTATTTTATGATAATGAAGTAGATCAATATACTAATAGAATATGGCATTCTGCTCCTAAGATAGATGGTGAGGTAATTGATAGTTGGAGAAACTTTCAATTTGTAGATTACTTAGATGTTGAAGGTACACTAGGTCCTATTATAGAATTAGTTGTTAATAAGAATAAAATATTTTATTATCAAACAAATGGTGTAGGTGTTGCTAGTAGTAATGAGAGAGGTGCTGTTCAAGGATCTGAAGGTAATATAATTTTAAGTAATAATAAAATATTACTAAGATATGACTACATTACTAAGGAAACTGGAACTTCACAACAATATAGTGTAATTAATACTAATAGTGCAATATATCATTATGATAATAATCTTAAAAAGATATTTCAATTATCAGACTCTAATCCTTATCAAGGTAAGTCTGGTTTAGAATGTATATCTGATAACTTAGGTTTATTTAGTAAACTACAAAGTGTAAATAATGATATTAATAAAACACTTAATACTGTCCATAGTATATATGATACAGAATATCAAACAATATACTTTACATTCTTAGATCCAGTTAATTCTCAAAATAGTTTTACTATTGGATATAATGAAAAGTTAAATGTATTTGAAAGTTTCTATAGTTTTAAACCTAAGACTTACTTTAGAATGAATACTATGGTATTTGGCAGTATGAGTAATAATCAATGTTATTGGCATAATAAAGGTGATTATGGTAGTTTTTATGGTATTGTTTATCCAAGTAAAATTAAAGTATTAACTAATGATTCTCCATTAACTACTAAAGTT